CTCCGGTGCTGACCTCTCCTACGCCGAGCTCGTCGGTGTGCAGAAGACCCTCGACGACGCCAAGGCCCCGAGCCCTCGCTACGCCGTGCTGAACAGCACCTACGTCTCTGACCTCCGCAAGGACACCACGATCGTCGGCAACAACGTCCTCGGCGCGAACATCATCCGCGACGGCGACCTCGGCATCATCGCCGGTGCCCGCATCTACCAGTTCGCGAACCTCGCTACCAACAGCGAAAACCTCGCCGGCTGGGTCGCTGGTCCTGACGCTATCGCCTTCGCCTCCGCCCTGCCTGACTCCGAAGGCATCCCCGGCTTCGAAGTCTCGAACGCCACGGACGCCGGCACGGGTCTCGGTGTGCAGGTGCTCGTCGGTATGGAGCAGTCTGGCTTCCTGAACGTCACGGCCACCCTGATGTTCGGTGCCGCTGTCGGTCGCGCCACCTCCCTCGTCCGCCTCAAGACCGCCTAATAGCGGCCAAGGCAACGAACTTAAAGGGCTCCGAAAGGGGCCCTTTTTTTGTGCCTAGTTCCCAAACGGGGCATTGATAGGATGAGCCTCTACGCTGACTTTCTCGCTGACGCTAAAGAGATGATCGCGGACTTCGGCGTGGCCGGAACCGCCAACTCTGGGGCCATCACCTTTCAGTGCCTTATCTCCGACCCTGCCGTGATGACCGTCCTCGAAGCAGGGGGGTATATGGAGCGGACCCAGTACTCGGTCAGGATGCCCGCTGTAACGGCCGCCTGGACGCTCCCAGACGGGTCTAATGGGTCATCGGCGGCCCTACTGTCGGCAGGCGTCCCCATCGCCAGCCTAGGCCAGGGGAAGAAGATTGTCGCCGGCGGGAAGACCGTCCGCATCACGACCCAGACCTACAAGCCCGGGTCGGCATGGATCACGCTCGTCGTCATCGACGATAACCAGTAACCCGCCGTGGTGAAGGCGCGCATCGAGCCGAAGTCCCTAGAGGACTTTATCAAGGCCATCCAGAAGTTTGCCGCCCGCTCAAAGCAGACCATGCGCGACGCCACCCTTGAGCAGGCCGCCATGGCTTGCCGCGATGCCGCCGCTTTCACCCCTCCCCTGGCTAAGGGCGGAGGCAAGGGCTTGGAGCCCTCAGCTAAGAAGGCTGGCGAGCGGGCCATTGACCGCGATGTCGGCAAGGTCGTTACCTCTCTGACAGGCGGAACCAAGAAGACCCAACAGGCCCGGCTCATCAAGCGCCTCGGCTCCCTGTCCCTCAGCGATAACGCGTCCCTGTTCTGGAAGGTGGCCGCCAAGGGCTCAAGCGTCCTTAACGGCAACCCGTTCCTGGCTAAGGTACTGTCGGACCGTTACAACGGTTTCGGTACCGTCTGGGGCTTCAAGAAACTCCGCAACTACTTCAACAGGATTGGCACAAAGGTGTCCAGTGAAGCAACGACTCAGGCTTACCTTCAAAGCCCTGGCGAAATTAATGCCATATACAAGCCAGTCTACAACCGCACCGGCGGACGCCTATGGAAGAATGGCCGAAACGTCAGCGGAGTAAATTGGATGTTCAAGTACGTTGCCGAAAACAAGGGCGACATTGATACCTACGTTGCCCAACGCCAGGAGAGCGTCGGCGCCATCAAGTCGGGCTGGGCCTCCGCCCTCCGATCACTGCCTAAGCCCGTCATCAATGGCGTCCCCAAAGACTTCGGCGTCGACCTCCTCAAGGCCGTATGGATTACGCGCCACAGGTCTGTCGCTGGCAATAACACTTCCTCCTTTACCGACAAGAGCGCGGACGTCTCAATCACTAACACGCTGGGCAACATCAACGGCATCGCCGATCAGGCAGGTGTCCTTGGCCTAGTCTACGGCAACCGTGTCAAGCAGATGCCCAAGCGCCTACGATTTTTGCTCCAGCTCGACATCAACAAGTTTAACAACAAATCATAACCATGGGCACCGCCTCCATCCGCCACATCGTCGAGTCTACTCTCGCGACCTACCTCTCGACCCAGACCGGGCTGACCACCGTCACGTTCCTCACGGGCGACAACGCGGCCACCCAGACCTTACCCAAGGCCGTGGTCCTCTGCGAGTCTGCCCAGGCACCGGGCGACCTCCCCGAGGGCGAAGGCAACTTCAGCTGCTCGGTCCGCATCACCCTGTTCTCGAACGCCGACGACACGACCCTCGCCGATCACCGCCTCCGTTGCGCTGCGCTCTCCGGCAATATGCGTGACCTGACCTCCATCAAGGCGGCCTTTGTGGCTACAGGCGACGCGGCCTGCTATGACGTGACCATCGGCTCCGAGGACGAGGGCATCGACGAACGCTCCTGGGCGACTTCTTTCACCTTCGACCTACTGGCGGTCTTCCCCGCGTAAGGTTACCAAACCAAGCAAATACAAATGGCCGCCATCTCTAACGGAGTCACCTGTCTCTACGGTGTCGCAGGTACCGTCACCAACCTCTTCGTGCAGAGCTACTCGCTCTCCTCCTCGTTCAACTCCGAGGCCACGGTAGTCGACGAGACTGGCCTGACCAAGACCCACCGCCTCGACGATCGTAAGTCAGAGATTACCATCGAAGGTATCTGCAAGACCTCCACGATGCCAGTCCTTGGCGTGGCTCTCAGCTTCACGCTTAACGCCCAGACGGCTTACCCGTCTGGCTCAGCCTCGGTTTCCTTTGCCGGAACGGTGACAAAAGTAGACGAGAAAGGCTCGAATAAGGGCTTTACCAGCGTCAGCATCACGGCCATCGACTACGAAGGCATCACGCCTTAATTGACTTAGCCCTAAGTGGGCTACACTAGGCGGCATGGACAAACGCTTCCTCGCTGCCTTCATCGACCCGGCACCTTTTCGGCTGCTGGGTCGTTCGCTTTACCCATGGTGTCTCAAGTACCGGGTGCGCCTGATGGCCTTCGACTCCCCGCTGGTGACTGGCTCCCGCCCGATTACTCCTGCCGACCTAATCTTCGCTTGCCAGGTATGCGCCGAGGAACCCCTGGGCGAGATTGGCTGGCGCGATCAGCTGAGGATGCTATCTCTTGCCCGCAAGCCCCAGAAGTTCGAGGCCATGCTCGAAGCGTTTGCCGGCTACATCTTAGTCCAAGACTGGCCGAAGTTCTGGGAGCAGACCAAGAAGAGCAGCGCAGGGAGCAAGGGCGTGCCGTGGCCCCTAAGCATCGTCGCCAATCTAACCGCGTCAGGCATCGACTACAAGCAGGCGTGGGAGATGCCGGAGTGCCAAGCCATCTGGCTGAACTCCGCCCTGGCTATCTCCAAGGGTGCGGACGTGGCGATCATGTCGCCCGAGGAGGAAGCCTTCATGGCCGAGGAGGAAGCCAAGGAAGCCGCGGCGCCCGCTTCCAATCCTGCAAAGGAAACTACCTGACATGGCCCAAGACCTGACAGTCAATATCAAGACGACCTCGGACGTCCCGCAGGCCATGGACAAAGCCAAGGCCGCCACGGTCGGCTTTAGCAAACAGGTCGACGACATTGGTAAGAAGTTTAGCATGGCCTTTAAGGACATTGCCTTCGCCTTTGTTGCTCCGCTGGTCCTGCTCAACTCGACCATCTCTTTCATCTCTGGTGCCATCGCCAAGGCCAAGCAGGACACGCAGGACGCCATGGCTTTTGCCGAGAAGGGCGAGTCCAAGTACCTCCGAGCCGGTACGGTTACCTCTGCCCGGGAAGTCGCCAGCCGTAAGCAAGACGCCGCGGATCGTGCTAGCGCTAAACTGGCGTCAGAAGCTCTGGCGCGAGAGCAGGGCCAACAGGGCGCTGGAACCTTTAGCCAATCCGAAGCCGAGAAGGCGATGGAGACCTACGTTGCAGAAGGCAAAGGATTCTGGAATACGACTGGCCGACTGTTGGATACGGCTGGTATGCAGCTCGGCCTTAACGACTACGCAAAGAACGAAGAGATGCAGAAGATTCTCGAGCGCCGCGCTACTGGCCGTGTTGACGCCACCCCTGAAGAGAAAGCCCGGGTCGAATCAGAGGCCAACGCAACCGCCCAGAAACTGTCCGACGATGCTGCCAAGGCTAAGGGCACGACCTTCAAAGGCCCCGATGGCACCTTCTCCAACGTCGTCGGTGTCGGCGCAAACCCAGTCATGGAAGCAATGACCATGCAGCTCGATGAGTCTCGCAAGCAGACCGCCTTGCTCGAAGCCATCGCCCGACCCGCTACTGGTGGTGGCGTCCCTGTCGACTTTACTAAAGCGACCACGGCCAGCCCTTCACGCGCGGCCATGCTCACGGGCAAATAATCTTAACACCTAAACCTTTCTAACCATGGCTATCGTAATCACCGGCGACCCGCTAACCACTGCACTGCTCCAGCCTGGTTGGACGGTAGTGGCTGACGGCTTCGGCCTGAACACCTCGACGACCGTCTACAAGGTTGACGTCACCTTCGACATTGACGCCTTTGTGGTCAAGGGAAGCCCGCACCCTGATCCGGCTTACGCGTACCTCAAATTGGACAAGTGGAAAATCAGCTGGGACAGCCTAGACATTGGCACGCTGACCGTCGACTACGTCGGCATCGACACGGCCATCAACGCCGGAGAGTACACTCAAGCCAATACTTCCTCGGCCAACGGACTGACGACTGAGAGCATTAGCACCCACCCAAACTTCTTTGCCCTATCGACAGGCTTTGCCGCCGGCCCTATCGCTGGCGTATCGTACAGCCAGTCCGACCTTGGCCCGCTGGTTGAGATTAAGAACCCTGCCGACTACGTCACGCAGGTCATCTTAGGCAAGACAGTCATCATCTCCAAGAAGCAGTCGTATATCGGTAACAACGGCGCCTGCTTTGAGTCTGAGAACGGTGGCCGCTTCATCGGCTTCGTCGACCCAGCCCACCCCAACTTCTTCGGCAAGACAAACTACCTGACTCGCTCGACGACTTATTCTGGCGTCATTTACATGAAGGAAGAGGCTTACGTCATCGACCTTCTTGGCTACTTAAACTCTGCCAGCACAACTTCAGCGTGGGGTAGTTGGGACCTAATCCCAGATTGGGCTCTAGTCGGATCTGGTACTGGTGGCGGCGCCGTCAACTTGCTTTCTCAAGTCAACGTTGAGGCCTTTGGATCACTGTTTAAAGTCATGTACGAAATTAGGTATTCCGCGGTTGGCTGGGATTCAAAAGTATACATCAACGTATAAGCAATGACCATCCAACCCGGCAACGGTTACAACTTTGTATCGTCTAGCCAGGGCATATCCCTGGACATCGACAAGCCGTGGACGCCCCCTATCGGAGACGCGATGGTCTTCGCCCCGGAGTTCGTGCTGGGCACGACCAACCTCCCCGAGCAGCTCGTCTACGGTGAAGGCGTAGGCGGTCGGCCTTCCCCCTTCGAGTGCCAGATCGTCAGCATCAACGGTGAGCGCTTCCTCCAGATTGGCGTGGGTGCTATCGGCTACACGGCAGGCCCGATGCCCCTCATCAAGGCTGGCGCCGAGACGCGCATCATGCAGGCCTACGCCAACAAGGTGCAAATCTGCCCGAGCGGAACGCGCACCTACGGCGACCTGTACCCCATCTACCCTTACGACGACCCCTCCTACTCCCTGACGTGGTGGATGGAAGACGGCGGCGGCTATCAGTTAGCCGACACTAATGACCCGCTGACCCTCTACGCGTTCAAGTGGGACGTGGACGTAGGTGTGGCCCCCTTCAGCACCAGCACCGTGGTCAACACTGGCCTCCCTACGCTGGCCTTGATTGCCGCGTCGAACAGCGCTGACACTAACAAGGTCGCGGTCGACCCCGGCCCCTCAATCTTCGTCCAGACGATGAACGTCCAGAAGATGACCGGCTATGACTCGACCTCGACCGGGCTGGCTGGCGACTGGGGTCACTGCCACACCTCCTGGTTAAACCCAGTCAAACTCGGCTACAGCTACAAGGCCATCGCCACCATCACCGCGTCGGCTAATACGTTTGCCATGGTCGGCGGTATCGAGCGCGCGGGCATCCCGCTGGTGCAGAACCAAGTCCAGCACATCAGCCTAGTCGGCAAGGCGTCTGGCGGGTCGGCCTACATCAGTTGCGGCGCCGGCACCTCGACCATTCCTTTTCCCGTCACTGACTTCTGGGACGCGGTCAGCCCTGTCTACTCCAACGAGCTGACGCTGGCCGAGTGCTTAAACTCTATCCCTGGCATAACCTTCACCATCGACGGCGAGCCTGTAACCATTGGCTTCACGGGCAACGTCGAGGTCAGCCGCACGACCGAGGGCTCCTACTACGTCACTTTCTGCAACGAACTGGCAGGGCTTAACCCTCCGCTGCTGACTTTCAACACGGCTGGCGTGACGGCCTACACCTACGACTTCGACATCACCCAGTTCCACACCGGGAACATCGACCTCACGACCCCGATGCAGACCGGCATGGTTCAGCTGCGCAACGTCTCTGGCGCCGACGAAGCCACTGATCCGTACAACGTGAACTTTGCTTCTGACTGGGACCAGATTGTAAACAAGGCCGAGTGTGTGGCTTGCGATGGCTTTACGGGCGACGTTACAACGGCTGGCATGACCAACATGACCGGCGCCTCGACCATCCCTGTGGACTACTCGATTGTCGGCGGTTGCGTCAACGAGCCTTATGGATTCGACCACCCCTACAAGGTATACCTCATGTCGTCGGGCGGTGGCTCTAACGTCTGGGCCATTGTCACTGGTGCGACCAACAACGTCACCCCTGGCAACATCACCAGCACCATCACTCTGGGCGCTGGTACATACGATGTATGGATCAGGCATCCGTACCTGTCGCCGAACTTCCCAGACGCGACGAACTTCGAGTGGGCCATCGGCGCTACCAACC